TGAATCAGGCCATTCTGTTATAACTCCATCAACTGTTGATATGCCACCAACATTAGGGTATTTCCAAGACAAAGCTATTGGATTATTTGTAGTTACACTCATACTCTAATCTCCGATATTGTAATTGAACTTTGTAAAGTTCCACCATACACTGCACCTGAATGGTCTCCATTAAATATTACTGTTGCACCTGTGTTACCGCCTATCCGTATTTTAAATGTAGTTGACGAAGTAGTGCCTGTAGTCATATAGTGTCTCAACGTAATATTTCTATTAAAAGCCCCCGAATAAGTACACGAGCAAGCTAAAGCATCGGCAGTGGTGTCTTGAAATAAAGCTACGCAATACATCTCTCCGTTAGTGTTATCCATATTTACTACTGCTTCAATTACTAATTTATTGCTTGCATGAGTAGGAGTAATAGCTAAAGTCATAACTTCTACTCCCTCAGTTTTTTGAGGAATACTTGTGTCCTCTGGTATAGCAGTAGTGCCTGTTGCTCTTGTGCTATTAAGAACATTAACAACCTGAACTAATCTAGCTTGTTCAGTTCCTGCTGCCGTTGCTATTGTATCTACGTTAATTTGACTCATCTAAATGATACTCCATGTTGAACCTGATGGAATTTCTGTCGTTCCACTATCTATTGTAATTGGACCAGCCGTCATGCCGTTTATATTTTGATAGACAGTATTTGTACCACTTCCCGCATCTGATATTGTAACAGCAGAACCACCAAAGGTTAGTGCTAGTTGCATAGAACCTGAAGCAACAGTTATAACATAATATTGTGTACCCGCTACCCACCCATTAGGTAAGTCACTTCCTGTTAGTTGAACTGTATCGCCATTTGCAAAGCCATTTGCACTTCCCTTATTGTTAATCGTATTAGCAGAAGCATCGGCAGTAAATGTAGTGCTGTGATCGGATAGCGTTATTGATTCGTCTATATTGGTTGCATTTGTTCTAATGAGAGCATTGGCCCCTTTTGAAGGCCCACCCGCGCTGCCATAGACTAAATCCGTGCCGTCCGAAACTAGCGCCTGTCCAGATGCTCCGAGAGCAAGTCTTTCTTCGACACCGCCAGAACTACCTCTTATGACATCGCCACGAGTTGTAACAACACTTGTGCCACCGCCCCCGATTATTTGAAATCTAGTTCCGTCATAAACGATTGGGATTACCTGTCCAGTTTTTATATCACCAGAAACGAGTGCGGTAGTGCCACTCTTAGTTATGGCCTTTGCTCCGATTGAATTTATATTAATCGTGGTCGCACCAGTATTATTACCAGCAGCGATAAAATTAAAATTCTGCCCAGCTACATAAGCTGCAAAAGATAAAGGTCCAGCAGCGGTAATGGTATCAGTTCCAGAGACAGAGCCTAGTGATGTATGTTCACCATCGATAACTTGTTTCGCTTGAGCATAATCAGTAAGAGCAGCAGCAGCGCCAACACCTGTATGTCGGAAGTTTCCCATAGGAAGGTTAGCAGTAGCTGGGGTTTCGCCCGTTTTAGTTATGCAATTTGTCAATCCATTGGTCGCAATATCTGTCATTGTATTGTTATGAACTGTGCTTGAAATTACAGCACCACTAACAACTGGGTTTCCTGTGACTAAGGAGAATACTCCTGAACCATTAAATGCCATCTTTTATTTCCTCATTTATATTCTTCATCTTGTAAGCCCACCATTTCTTAGTTGGTTTACTGTTTCATTTTCATCTATGAAAGGGTAATAAGCAGCCTGGCCTATTCTTGCAGATCGTTCTGGTGTAGTTGCTTTTGTTATTCGCCCAGCAGTTTGTCCACCTTTAACCGCTAATTCTGACATAAGTCTAGGGGATGTTAATAAAGCAGCAGATAAAGCTGCGGGAGTTAAATACTGAGTTGCAACACCAAGAGTTAAAGCACCAGGCGATATATTTGCAAGACCTCTTGGAGTCCAAGAACTACCAGTTTGCCCAGCAATCCTATCCAAAATATTAGCACCACCTTGTTCTTCTAATAATTTAGCGAGATTTTCTCTACCACCCCAAGTTGTATTAACATTATCCTTTAAAACAGATTGTAATTTTCTAAGAGCTGCTTCTTGTTTTGTAATATCACGACCAAGACTTAAAACTTTTTCAATTTGTTTGGTTACTGAAATAGAGCTTTCAAACTCTTTCATTATTTTCGCATATTCAGGGCTTTCTCTAATTATTGTTTTTCTAACAGCATCGTACATTTTATCAACTACATAACTAGCTTTAGTTGCATCAAGTTTATCAGGTCTTAAATCACCAATAAGTTGTTTTAATTTATCAAAACCAACAGTTGTTTTTAATTCTTTAGGACCATTTTTCCATTGTAAAAGAGCCTGTTCAACCTCTTTTACTTTATTAATAGTAGATTTACTAACTGTCCATGTATTACCAATTTTAAATTCTTTTAATATTGACTTAAAAGCATCATCAATATCTTTAAAATTCAATACTGTTTTTGATTCACTAAGTTTTGCCATATCTCTCAAATACATATCTGTTCTTGCTTTGTGCATCGACCTCAATGCTGCGTTAGCTTCAACTACAACAGATTCTAATGGCTCACCACCACGCAGATTATTTAAAGCAATTTCTAATCTTTTACCGCCTTCTCTAGCAGCATCAGCTAATTGTCTGTAAGTCTTACCGCCTGTGCCTGTTAATACACCAGCAACTTCGCTAATACCTTTACCAGTAGCTTCTAATGTTGGTTTAACAACTTTTTGATACCCAGTTCCAAGAATAGGTCCAGCCACTTGCCCACCAGCTTCAAGCATTGCACCTTCTTTTATATTACCACCAACCCTTCTAAGTTCATCAGCAACGCTACTAGATGGCGGTTTATTACCAAGAAATCTATCAGCTATATTTGTCAGTTCTTTCCCACCAGCATAACCAAGAGTACCGCCAGTGACAGCACCAACTGGACCACCAGCACCAGCACCGATTACACTTCCACCCGCTAATCCACCAAACTCTACAAGTGGCCTAGCCACCTCTGTTAATGCGCCAGCAGCACCATAAAGTCTTGGATTCTTTTGCCCCCATTCTGGAACATAGCGATCATCTTTTGGTTGAGTAGGAACATTACTAGGCGGTGGTGTAGTTACAGGTGATGTAGTTACAGGTGGTATTGGGATACCTTTACCGATTGTGTTCGCAGTAATATCTTTGTTAGTTAGAGAATCTAATTTTCTAATTTCAGCAGCAATTCTTTTGGCATCGCTAACATTACCAAGTTGATCAGCTTTTCTTAAAGCATTTTCTAATTCTTCTTTAGTAGGCATAATTATTCTTCTTCTTCTTTATATTTTTCCATAAGCTCTTCCATAGATAAATCTTTACCACCTGTAATTTGCTCAAGCAATCTTCGTTTAATTTCAATTTGTGCTATTTTATTTTCAATAAACGATTTAAGAACAGCCTTCTTTTCTTCTGGAGATGCGTTTGGATCACCCAAAGTAGCCTTGAGAGCTTTACCTTCTTCAACAGTAAATTGAGCGCCAAAAGTCTGCCTCAATAACGGCAATATTTCATTATCAACTTTTGATATATATTCTTTTCTTGCAATCGCACCTTTACCAACATCCATACCAGCTTGTCTTTTAAGAGCATCTACTCCCAACCCAACTTCAGTATATGTTGCTATATCCGCAAGCGCACCTAACTCTTCAACAACTTCTTGTAATCTTGGTAAATTAGCTTCAAATTCTGCAAGGTCATTTCTAACTGTTGCTATATTCTTCCCTATCGCTTTACTTTCTTCGATTTGTTGCTGTTTATCAGATTCAGGTTGAGTTGTTGCTTTGATTTCTTTTAAAGTTGCTTGTAATTTTAGTTTTGCTTCAACAGGAATATTTGCATTTTCTATTTCATTTTCAATAGTTAGAAAATCAATTTTTCCTTGTTGTTTAACATCTTCTTTGAGTTGAACAAATTTAGATGAAATTTCTGCAAAAATATCTTGTTCAGGTTTATTAAGTGTGTTGTAAAATTCAAAATTTTTCTGTTCTGCTGTCCTATTATCAGAACCGCTAGTAGTTTTATCAGTAAGTAAATTCTTAATTTGACTTTCAGCAATCAGTTTTTCCATATCAGGACCACCTTCAGCTAACGCTCCAAGTATGTCAGGTCTAGTAGCTTCTCTTCTTGTAGAACCACCAAAAGCATAATTAGGAACAACATTGCCTTCAAATTTATCTCTAACACCCTCTTGTTCTAATCTTAAAGCCTTTGCAACGGCATCTGATTTTAACTGTTTATTTGCTTCTTCTTTTTCCGAAGCTCTTTTTTCTTTAAATCTCGCAGCTAGTGCTTCTCCTAATTTAGCAACTCCTTGTATTGGAGAAGGTGGTATAACATGACCACCCACAGTTGTCATATTAAGCGGAGTCATAGATTGCTGTCTTAATGAATCAGCTAACGCACGATCTCTACTGATAGTAGTAGGATCAGTAAAAGAGATTGACCTTACACCACCAAAATTAGGTTGAGTTACTTTTTCATCATCTGGTCGGGTTCTATACGGATTATAAAATGCCATTTTTTTCCTCTTTTAAAATAACCAAACACGCTTTATCCATGTAGTGACGGATAATGTTTTTAATCTTTGGCTTGTCTTTTATAAAACTTGCAAATCTTTCTCCAAATCTTATGTAAAGTTTAAGCAACCACTTAGGTGCTAATGTAAACAACCATTCTCTAAAGATTAACCACTTAGGATTAGACTCGCCATATACTGCTCTGGCTACCCAACATAAACCGATAGCAGCAGAACCAAGACTAAATAATCCTGACATATTATTACCAGCTTGTGCCATTTGTTGATTATAGGTATTCATCGCTGCTTGATGTTGCTGACCTACTGCACCTTGAATATTAGGCGGTGCTATATTTGCACCTTGATAACCTTGAAATTGTGGCATCATTGGCTGATTACCTGTACGCAGAGCATTAACCTCTGATAAAGGTAAACTACGCAAAAATGCCTGTTCCTGAATACCGCGACCGCGTTCACCAGCTTGCATACCATATAAGCGTTCTTGTTCGCCACCAGCAGCTAAAATAGCAGCTATTTTTAAATCATTCTCTCTTCTATCTGCCTGGTCCATAGCACCTTCAAAGGCACTACCACCAGGATTATGTCCTCGAACTAAAAGGTCTGTCTCAGTCGCTTCACGTTGAGCATCAAGTAAAGGTTGCTCTCTGGCTAAAATAGCATTAGCGATAGCATCTCTTCCACCTACTGTCGGTTGTGTCGTTATATCACCAACCTGGCTAAGATCAAAAGGAGTGCCAAGACTTTTTTGTACTTCAGTTAATCCCTGTTCGGCAATACCGCCAAGCTGAGTACCAATTCGTTGTTCCTGGTCGAGTCTTTCTTGTCCAAGCGGAGTTAGGGTATCGGTTATAAATACTTCATCGTTTGGTCTAAACTCAACACTTCTTTTGCCAATAGGATTAATAAAACTAGGATTACCTAATTTAGCAGTAGCTCGTGCAGCATCAATATTTGCAGCACCTTGAGCAATAGCAGCACCTCGATAGTCTGGTGGGGCTGGTGGATCAGGTTTTGAAAAATACATTATCAAACCTAATCTTGTGAGATAATTCTCTACAAATTTTACTATCGTTTTAACCACTTACATTCTCCTTTTAACATTCCGTAAACAAGCATATCGTCATCTTTTAATGCTCTTCTCATATTACCTTCTAATTTAAACCCTAAATGTTTATCAAACTTTCTTGCATCCTTATTTGACTTAGGAACAAGACCTGTAATTCTTTGTACACCAAGTTGATTAAATGGATAATCAAACATAGCGTGTAAAAACTTTTTAGTAAGCCATCTCTTCCCTTCTTTCCCAGCTATGTGAGCGCAGATATTTTCTCCTGAAAAATGGTTATATAGCACTCCCGCTATCAGTTCGCCATTCTTATCGAGCAATCCTATACAAGTATAATTCTCAAAAGGGAAATGAGTATTATCTGTTTGCTCCGATACGAAATCTGCAATTTTCTCTTTCGGTTGAGTAATAATCAAAGTAAGTTACCTTATAATACATCGCCTACCTCATACAGAAAATCTGTTGCTTCCCATCTCAGTTCACTAGGATTACCACCTGACTGAGATTGAAGCCTTAATGCAGCAGCAGTTCCGACTGCGACTAAAGTCTGCCAGTCTCGAATAACCGCTAAATCTCCACCCCATAATCCAGCATCCCATCTCGCAGCATCCCATAGACCGCCTACAATGGGGCTGAAGGTCAGACTAGCATTAACAGGTACATCTTCATAATCTACGTTAAGTGCAGCCGAGAAACTTGGAGTGCCGTTTGATAAGAGAATTGGTCTTATCATTTTAAAATGTTTTATAAGCCCTCGTGAACCAAAATATGAGAAGGCTTGTTTTGCTTCTGCATTAATATTACTGGTGTCGTCTTGATCTTTATTCCAGAATTTAAAGACTTTTTCATCACTACCAAAATAGGCATCACTTCCGAATAATTCCCAACAGTTCGCCTCGATGTTGGTAAACTTACCCCAAGCACCAGTTAGTGTATTCATTGCGTACTGAATCTGACCTGAACCTACTTTTTCAGGAATATTTAAAAGTAGCATTTCAGCTTGTGGGAAAAGGAATAATTGCCAACCAAAGTTAGTGCTATATAAAGCAGAAGCATTACTAACATCGGCTTGTATTTTGTCCGTTATCGCAACATTAGGTGCAACATCACTTGAGGCTAATGCCTTGCTCATAGGATAGACACCTTGCTTGGTTAATATAAGCAAGTCTCCGCCATATTTAACCATTGGCCGATCACCGATTGGTTCGCCAACGTGCCAGACTCCGACAAGGCTAAAAGTAGCAGCAGCAGCGGGATCAGTACCTTCAAAGACTACAACCTCTCCTTCGGAAGTAATCGCTACCCAGTAGTCGTCTAATCCTTCGCCAGCATCAATAGTCCATGCACCGCCAGCGATAATTTTACCACCACGCTTTACTATACCATTTAAGTTGATCTCAGTAGCACCACCACCAACTCCATTTGCGGGGAGATACCAGCAAGATAAAGAATTTTTCTCAACAGCCCATAATCTTCGTTTATGTGTAAACGGCTTATCTAAAAGGCTTGTTGTAACATTGGTAATCGCTGGTGTTGATGAAGCATTAATTGTTATCCAGGTTGAACCATTATGATAACGTGGTGAATCAGTACCATTAAAACAACAAAGCCAGTTTGTGCCAGATGAATCCATATAATTAATATGTTGCCATTTAGCATTGGTAAGAGAAGTAACCTCTGCACTTCCCACCGCACCAGCAGCCGTTACGTTAAAGAAACTTGAACCAGCAGCAGCATATAATTTCTGTGTGCCGTCTGACTTGTTATAAGCCATTAACGACTGAACTTGCGCTCCCAAACCTGTCGCATGAGAGGAATAACCTCTTCTTACTCTAATATCAGATGTTTGAGGAAACCAATTATCTAATTGGATAGCATCCTCTGGTTTCATGTCTGCAATCGAATCACGACTGTTCAGACCACCGACAGGCGATGTTATTGATACTTGCCCACTAAGTTTGCGCCTTGAATTTCTAGGTTGTTTTAATAGTGCTGCCTGTCTCACGATATATCCCAGTTGCCTTGCGGTACAAATAATCCAGGTCGATATTCTGCAAGACCACCAGCTAAATCAAGTACTGGTTTTGTTGCTTCTCTTGCAACAGCATCAGCGACTCTTCTTTCGTATTTATTATAATCTTCGGCATAAGCTAAACCCTTTGCTTGTTTCCACCGCCAGATTACACCGATTGCCATTATCTTCTCGGATATTCTGCCAATATCAGAATCCGCAGTCCAAGCATCTTGCGTAGTACCGCCCGATGATTCACACCAATGATTACTTATGTATTCAAATGCTACTGTCTCACCGCCTTTTGGCGCTGGATCAAACAGTAATAAGTTTCCCATGAAACGATATTGGTCAAATGGTCCAGATACAGGACTTGCCTGTAATCCCTGATAAGCTCTGGCCGTTAATGGTCCGAATAATGGTCGTCTTTGTGTTCTGTTCCACATTGTCTCGTTAGTGATTCGGACTGCACTTGCATCAAAATCACCAGCAGAAATAATTGAACTTATTGCCCCTTGTGAGGCTTGAACGAGTCTGGCTTTACCACCAGTTGAATAAGTGCTGTAATCTGAGGAATCGGTATCGTCAAGTGTAAAAACATTGGCATTAGTTCTCGTTATCGTGTACCTGTTTCCGTTTAACTGGACCATCCCCTCAACATCCGCAATGTCTACCTGATCACCAGTTGAATAACCATGAGCATTAGACGTAACAGATGCTGGGTTAGCTTTCGTTACAGCAGTTATGGTTTTAGCAGCACCACCAGTTGTAAAGGTTACTTCTTTGGTCATAGACTGCCAGGTGTGTCGCTCTGCCAGTTCTTCGCCTTCTTCGTTTGCTAAAGCAAGCACCTGAATAATTTGTTCATCAGTATTGCCAGCAACGGCTGAAGGAGCTGCGATACCAATCCTTCTGGTAACTTGTTGAACCATTGTTAATAATGACATTATGTTTTCTTTTTCCTCGTTTTCTTAACTGGCTGAGATTCTAATGCTTCTAATCTAGCTGTTAGACTACTTAAATCCTCTGTTAATTTTTTATTCATATTCTTCTGATCTTTTAACTCAGATTGTAGGGCAGATATTTTCTCTGTTGCCTTACCTTGTGAGTTAGAAGAATCTAGCCACGCTTGAGCTTTTTGTTTCATCACTCTTGAACCAACACCTAAAGATATTAGGGTTTGTTCGTTAGCTTCTGCTAATTCTTCGACAGTTCTGATTCTGACTGCAATAATATTTTCCTGGTCAGATGGACCTAAAACTGTCCACCCTCTAATCGGTGTACCATCGACAGGCATTTCCAAACCTTCTTTCCATGCCTCGTACATTCCTTTTATAGCTTGGACATATTCAGCCTTAAATCTGCCATCTCTGATACCCTGAGTGAGTTGTTCTATCCATTCATGGTAAATTCGTGGAATTTCATCTTTACTCCCCGCTGGAGTTATAACTGCATAATCGACATCAACTGCAACATAATGACCAGCTTCAATAGAAGCATTACGATCCTCATGTGGCCTTACTTCAAATTTAATAAAAGGTGGTCTATCTTCCATCACTCCAGGTTGCATAACATTTCTCCTGTTGTTGAACAAGAAAAGGGGAACTTGCGCTCCCCCTTCGTTTACTAGGTTTACTACTTCTTAAAGTGGGAAACAGCAGACAATTTCTTGGTCTGAAATATCCCCAGCAATCGCACAAACATTGTCTGTAACTGCTGCTGATACATCTAGTGTTCCATCAGCAGAACCAGTTGGAGTTAGTGGATCACCATCAGCACCCGCAGTTAAAGCAATAGATAGTGTGGCTGCGCCTCTTATTTGAAACCAGCCAAATTGCCCATCGGTCATAACAGCTTGGATTACACCAGCACCGATTTCAACAGAATCACTCAAGTCACTTGTGACTATATTGGTCTTGTATCCATCTAGTAGGTAGTAATAAGCGACTTCACTAGCTACCGCAGAGGTAGCAGCAGAAGCATCTTCCCATTGCATATATTTATACAATTTACCATCGCTAGTTTGTCCGATTGTACCTAATGCCCATTCCTGTGACGTATCGACACGAGATGGAAGTATACCAGTTATATATGACATAATTTATCTCCTCGCTTACGCTTTTTGGACACCTTGAAGTGAACGATTAGAGCAAACTAAGTTACCCATCCAAAGAATAGGTATTACTACCGCATCCTGGTTGATAGCTTTGTCTTGATCTAGCTCGGTCATGTCAGCATCACGATGCGTGACTAACTCCAAGTAATCTGTGTTTAAGAAATACGCATGAGCGCTAGGGATGCCTGAACCGCCATCAAAAGTAACGTCTGCGTTGTGATATTTTAGCGAAACAAAACCGCCATCAGCGCTAGAACCAGAGGTGTAGCGTTTAATAGATGTTTGGCTTTGCTCGAAAAATGTGTAGTAAGTGTTATCCATAACGATTAAGTCAGGTTGGTCGTTTCCACGAGAAACCTCAAGCCACAATGGAAGCATTAATGATTCCATAGTACCTGAAGCTGGAGTGATAGCACCACCACCTTGCAATGGAGAAGCAGCACTTTGTAGTGTGCTTTGCCAAAAGGTAAAGGTAGAGCTATTGATTCCACCAACTGTTCCAGTTCCCGCATCGGACACGAGTGCCTGTAACCCATTAACTTGATTTGTAGCCGTTCCATCTGAATACATATCAGAGGAAAAGTTATTTTTGAAAGTACGCATTGCATTTGTAATGCGTGATTTCGCCAAGTTAATGATACGACTGTCGCCATTATTAACACGTAGTTCGTAACCTGAAGCGGTTACATGAACTGCTATTTGCTTCCAATTATATTCAGCAGATGAAAGCACATCACTCGCATTGATATTGAGAGTGTCATAGCCTGAATATCTCTGATAAGTGCCATTTTCGGCATAATCAAGAGGACAAACAATGCTAAGACCACCATCTTCGACACGTTTACGACCGCGCCTGTTCATACGAGCTAGAAGTGCATTATTATTGCTGACATTGTCTGCAAATTGCTTTTTATGTTTACGGAACGTGGTAGATACCAGTTCGGTAAACGTGCTATTTGGACTTGCCATAAAAATTGACTCCTAAAAATTAGTGTCTGTTATTGATTGAAGCTAATGTTTCCTCAAGTGTATCTTTAATATCACCTGAAGCATCAGTAGCTATCCCTTCTCTTGCTAACGGCTTTGTTGAAAGGTTAGTCTGAGCTATTTTGTTTGCCTGTTTCGACTTCTTTTGTGCTTCCTCTTTGCGCTTTTTATTCGCTTGTGTCAATTTGACACTACGAATCTGAGGGTTTGCCCAACACGCGGTTTCATAGGCTTCTTCTAGGCTGAGTTGTCGGCCTTGTCGTTCAGCGCTTTCAATCAAATCGGCCATGTCATTTCTGACATCGTCAAAATGGACGTTTCTAATGTTTCCTTTTTCATCGACTTGATTTTGAAAACTACCAATCGAGGTAACTGCTTCTTGCTGAGTCTGCTGTTGAACAGCCTGTTGCTGAGAAGCGTAAACTTGTTCTAAATTATTAATTTTTTCCTGTAACGGATTCAGATATTGCTGAAGTTCAGGGATTTCCTGGTTCTCAGTATTTTCTGCGTTGGCAGATGAATATTGAGATAAGTCAGCACCATACTGTTGTGCTATCTGCATCACTAATTGACCACGCTGTTGCGGTGTGCCAGAGCGTAATCGGTAAGCTGTATTTAATAAACTCTGGACTGTCTTTATCGGATCAGAGTTTTCTGACCTAATCATAGCTTCGTAGGGCTTTATAGCCTCACCAATACTACGTCCATAGTTTGCAGCTTGTTTATACATTGAGATGCCTTTTCCAATATCGGCTTCTCGTTTTATTATTTCATCTTGTATATGTTTTGGAAGTTTTGAAAAAGATGCTTTACCTTTAGCCGACCATGTTGAAGGTGGCCTTTTAGATTGCGTTTCTCTTTCTTCAGTAACGTCCTCAGAATCAGCCTCTTCTTCCTGAGTTTCTTCTTCAGGTTGCGGCTCTTCTTTGGTTTCCTCTTTAGCTTCCTCTTTAGCTTCCTCTTTGGGTTCTTCCTCAGATTCAACTACTAATTCATCTTCTTCTTCAACTTCTTCAGAGACTTCCTCTTTAACTGCTTCAGGTTCTTCATCTCTTTTATTAATTTCATCGAAAGTTTCTGCGAGTGACTCATCGAGTGACTTCTCTTCTTCTACTGCTTTTTCTTCTTCCATTTTCTCTCTCCTTTGTCAAAAGGTGTTGCCTTTAGGTAAATATTTCCGTAATATGACCAAATCGCTGATTTAAGTAACAACTTGCAGAGCGATTCATAAGTACTGCTAAAGCGTTGATTTCTCTAAGGCTCTGGGATTGCAATGCTTTCACCAATAGAGCCAGAGGAATAAATCATGTCACAATCTATACGAGCTGTAATAGATTCAATCGCAGATGATCTCAAACCAGATGTTCAGGCGATAGAATCATCAGTAAAAACTACAAAAGACCACTACGGCAGATACTTGTCTATCCTTACTACTTTTAAAGATAAGGGTGACAATTTCGTGCTTATAGTAGCTAATAGCCTAATAAAAGCTGGTGCTAATAAAGCTGGTGTAACGTCAGCACTAGGTGTCTTAGGCATAAACATCCCAGAGGCAATTTAATATGAACATTAAAACGCTTCAGGATTTAAAGAGCGCTAATCAACAATTTTTCGCCAAAGGAAATAAAAGATTCTTCGGTGATATTGATTACCGCTTATTAACTGGTAAAGAGTCAAAAACTAAATTTTTAATACAACATACCTACCAATGGTCTGATATGTTCGGTGGTCCTAAAAAAGCTGTTTTTGTCGTCAAACGAATCTCGACAGATGGTAAAATTTTATCTCAAGTTGAGCAATTTGATACTCTTGCTGAAGTAAAAAACTATTTAGGAGACTCATAGCTATGAGAAAAAAATTTAAAAGCTCAGAAGTAATCTACTACGACAATCTGAAGGACTACTTCAGAAATGCAAGTTGTACTTCTCTTTCTATACCGAGTCGGGTTCTAAATATCCCTGACTCTGATTCTGAAGATCAGGTAAAAGATAAAGAAGAATAGCTGGAGCAAGACCTTTCTTAACGAGAGATTCAACTGCTGGAATACCACCTTCGGACCAATCTTTCAGCACTCTGATTATCTTTTCGTTAGGTTTGCCAGCTTTAACGCTACTGTAGTAATCTGCTAACTCACCAACTATTTTTTTCATTCTTGGTGAGTTGGCATTTTTTTCTAAACCAGGAATCTTTTTAATCTTTTCTAAAACTAATTTAGTTACTTCTCCCTTCTCCCAACCTAAATTCAATAGTGCTGGATCAGTAGATGTTTTCCCTCTGGACATACCTCTTATTTCTGACGTAGTACCAGTAATATTTTCTATTTTAGATTTTGCTTCGCCTAATAATTTTGCAAAATCAGTATTAGTAATTTTTTCTGGGTTTATATTTAATATGTGGAATCCATCAGGATTCTGCACAAATATTGTATTACCCTTACCATAAACTTCATCCAATGAAGATTGGACAGTCCTTGCGTTATCCTTTGTAATTTTAGGACCAATAACTTCTAGTGTGTCGGTAGATTTCAAAGTTTTTGCTGGTAAAAGTCCATACCCAGCAGCACCTTCCTGTGCAAGAAGAAGCCCTCTTACTGCCTCAGTTGCATCAATAAACGCTTTTGATGTTGGATCAATTCCTTTACCTGTGACATAGGACATTATCTCAGTTTGCATACCAGGAGATAATTTACCATCCCAAACTCCAATGGTTTCTCTCATCGGTAATTGTAATTCACCACCACCACCGAGCGCTGCGACTATTTCATCCTTTCCTTGATCCGATCTTAAAATATCAGCAACACTTTTATTGTAAGCATCTTTATCATAAGGACCTGTCATGTGTTCAGCTTTTTTGCCAGGTACTGTTTCCCAATTAAGAAGAGTTCTGAACTTAGGTACAGCACCACCAACAGTATCAAATTTAAGAATATCGGGTGCTGATTTGCCTTCCTGTAACATTTTTACAGCAGCCCAATTTAATTCCTGTGCCTCTGCTGCGCTTAAATTAATCCCCTGTTCTTTTAATCTTCCAACAACATCATCCCTCATGCTGTGCATAAATCTTGTTTGAGCTTCAGTAGGTGTTTCTCTTTCTACAGGCTTGCCTTGTTTATTTTTAAGAATATTACCAGCATCATCTGTTTTGTATTTTCCAAATAACGATCTAACTTCCCATATATCATTAGGAGCAATATCATCAGAAAGACCACCCTTAGACCTAACATAAGGTTCTACTTTAGGGCCAAGACTTTCCAATGGAAATTCTCCAGCAAGAACAGTCTCTGCTCTTTCTTTTGTCTTTGTTGGGAATCTTCCGCTTTTTATTGGCTCATCCAAACCATGCTGCTGCAATGCCTTAACCATATAACCAAACTCGTCAGTAACAGGAGTGTTAGGCGAATAAACTGAACTTAACACATTAGCTCTAAGAGCATCTTCTGGTGTTTCAGTTAATCCCTTATATGTTTTTTCTGCATCTTTATAAAAATAACCAGGCTTTATTCCTTCGTCTAAAGCAAGCATGATTCTATCGATATACTGATTAACTAAATTGTCGTAATCTTGCTCTGATTTTACTCCACGAGGTGCGCCTACTACTTGTCCTTCGTCTTTTCCTTTTTTAATTCTTCTAAATGTAGAAAATGTTGAACTTTCTGGTACTACATTAAGACCAGTAATAGGTTCTCTTAAAACTTTTGGTACTACACTTTCTACAACTTTTGGTACATTCTCTTTTAGAACTTGTTTAGCAACTTCTTCAGCTTTATATAAATTCTTACCAGTAAAAGGTAATAAATAACCAGACATCTCAGACCAAAATTCAGTTGGACTACCACTTCTTTCAGGATAACCGAAACCTTCTTCTAAATTTTTGTGTCCTAAAAATGGATAATCACTTGATAAATGTCTGCCTGTGCTATCGGTTGCTTTATTATAAGTAGCATCAATACCCTCTAAACCCATATTAACAAGGTCTGCTGGGAAACCTAAAATACCAGGTGGTACTCTACTTAAACCGCTTATCGCTTCTGGTATATTTTCTTTAACAGCACTCCAATAATCTGGGCTTCTCAAAGCATTTATTATATTTTTAGCACCTTCCTTGTAACCAGCAATTTCTTCACCACCAGCTTTCATAAAAGAATAATCACCACTAACAGGATCATACCCTCTGCTTTGTTTTTTTATTTTCTCCCAGTAAGATTCTGGCTCTGTTCCCCAGTCGTAAAATGCCATTAGTCTTGGCCTAAAAGCCAAGATGGTTTAATACTTTTCTCTGGTTTAACCATGCCATCTCTAAGCTCGTAATATGTTCTTTCTATGCCGTTACTGATAATCTCGTTATTCTTTTTTTCTTTCTCTTGGTTATGAATATCAGCG